ATAATTGAAATACCAGCAACCTTAAGAACTGTACCTTCTGCGTATGCTCCAGAACCACCCCAATCTCTGTTAAGAACATCAGTAGTTCTTGCAAGTTTGTAATAGTTTGCTGGATCAAGTGCAAAGTATCTTGCATTTTCTGGGATGTTATTCTCATCAAATGTCTGTGCAACTGTCCATAGAGCAGTAACAAGATCAGCTCCAGTAACAGCAGCAACCGCAGCAGCAGTATTGGCAGTACCAGACTTAAGAATCTTAACTCTTGTACCTCCAGGTAAATCTGTGTTGAAGTTTGTACCTGTTCTAGCAGCTTGAGCTATTGTTGCAGCTACGTTTTCATCAAAACGATAGGCAAGGGCATTACCCATTTCCTCTGTATATTTTGACCTCACATCATAGTGATTCTTAGCCTCATCAATGTCGGCCAAAAATACTTGAGATACAAGTTTGTCATCAATATTTATGGTAGCCTCAGCGTGTTTGATGCTATCCCCTGTCAATTGTGTGCCAGGTGTATGATAGGAAGTTGAGCTGAGTCCGATAATTGGGAATTGTGCGGATTTTCCTGATTGAATTGTCCGAACTGTATGCAATGACTCGAATATTGTGGCTTTACGGAACGCTGATAGCACCTCTCCACTCCACACTTTTAAGAAAAGTGCGTCATAAGACGTACCAGTAGCATTGACCAAGCCGAGNCTTGAAGGACTAAAATTAGCCATGTCAATTAGAAATAAATTTGGAATTAACCAACCCTATTTCACTTAGTCTGATACCCCTCNAGGATGCTATGTGTAATAAATAAGTGTAAGGTTATTACAATACTATCAAAAAATGAACGAAGATCTACCTTATATACCAAATATAGATGTACTTAACCCCCCTCAAACAATTTTTGACGTACCTGTGGCAGAGATTCCATATCTAGATCCTGTACTTCTTCCAAGTTTGGAACAGGTAGAGTCGGGTCTGGGAGCTTCGGAATCTTCTGCTGAAGAAGAAACATCATCTTCAAAGGAGGAAGAGTTACAACTAAAACCAGAGACAATACCGACAAACCTGCCAGAGTCCAAAGAAACTTTATCAACTGAAGAACCTGTAGCTACGTTTAATATACCATTTTTTGGAGAAATGCCTATTCCAGCGCCAGAAGTGATTGCATCAAGTGTAATAGCATCTGGTGTAAGTGCCACAGCAGCAGTCACAGGTTCAATAGTTTTGCAAAGTGTTATTAATCAGTTGAAGAAAGTAATGACAAAAATATTTAAAAAGGTGCTTAAAAAAGAAGTTACTAATCAGAAAAAAGATCAGGATTAGCGTTAACATAAGTTCGTATATTAATGACATCACTACAGATGTATGCGTATTTAGAAGAAGGGTTAATCATGTATCCTGATGCGTGAAGCTGACTACACTTCAAAATACGAACTAGCTGTTTATCATGCACTTGCTTGTCTAACTCTTCTATGGCTAACTCTAGCTTTACTTTGGCTAANTCGTTACAAGTTTTATTATCTCCCAGGGGTATCATAAAACTCATTTGTAATCCCCAACCTTCGTTTATAGAATATGTATCTTCTCCTTGTGCATCATTTCCTGTATAAAAAGGGGTTACAGCTAAAGTAGGTTGACTACAAACTAGATTTCCAAACTGTTGCTTACCTGTCATTCCATTATTAATATTCATATTTTGATTGATAATACTAGAATTACCAATCGCATTTGGTTGAGCCTGTACGTTTGTATCGCCTTCAGCTTTTGCTTTACTGACTAAAGACAGACAAAGAAGTGATAACGCTAGTAGTCGTAATCGCATCTGTTTGTGTAATTTCTTCTAATTTAGTTCCTGATGCTCTAGTAGTCACACTTAATGACCAATCAGCAGTAGCAGTATTAGGAGTAAAAATCGCATCTGAAGCTGTTATTCCTCCATTACTAGCACTTGTAACAGCAATGTTTGAGGCTTCCCAAGTTTCCAGAGCAGACCCATAAGTTTGAGTAACTATGGTGCGATTTATAGTCTGAGTAGTATTCTCTGTGCGGTTGCTAGANCCAGTAGTCCAAGTNGGNATTCCATTNGCAAANACAGGACTANTAAAAGCNAATAAGCCTAATAAAATTAATTTTTTCATCTGATTCCTACGTTNGTATCTTTATTATCCACAATTTTAGGCGCTTTGCCATTATTNCNATTGTTACCTTTGNTTCCTTTNTTAATATTTAGCCCAAATTGTGCGCTGACAGCACTTAATAATCCAGCAGCGAAGGTCGTATCAATTTGACGAGTAGGGTTGGGATTAAAGTACGACCAAGAAATTACCCCCAAACTCCAAAAAAGAATAATAAGCTGCACCACATTGGCAATCAGACCATTACCTTCCTTTTCATCTTGTTCTTCCATAAAGATCGAACTATACTACCTATATAATAACCATAGATTCTCAAAATGATTAGTCTAATTCGTCCAATTATCTTTGCTTTCTTAAAAAGCAAGTCTGTATCTATTTTAGTCTGCGATATATTAGCAGCGTTGGCAAAACTTAGTGAAAATAAACTAGATGATGCTGCTGTTGCTAAGATAAGAGAAATGCTCNTGGAAGAAAAGTAATGTGTCAAGGTTTTAATGGTAACAATTCTAATAAAAACGACCAAAATCTTTTAAAAAGCTACAAAGATTTTGGTAATCAGGCTGTAAGTTCACCATTAGATCTTGGATTATCTATAAAACGAATGAAACATAGAGAAAATAGACTAGAAACAATTATGAATGGCGGAGAAGATCCTGGACCGCCAGGATTTTAAAGCGGATTTGCAGGGAAAATAGATATTTCTTTAACAGTAAACGTCAATATCTCCCATTGATCTTGCATCATTGCCATACACCAGGCAGTTTGATAGTCATTTGCCTGGACTACTGTTTGAAATCCACCAATTCTAGGCTCATCTAACTTAATTCCAGCAAATGCTGTAGGCAATCTTATACACCAGGCTCTTCTATGCTTTGTATTTGTCTCATAAGCCTTAAACATTGAACCACCGACCTCTGGTATTGGCTTTTCCAAGCCTATCGAGGGGGATGCCAAGGATTTTTGCGTCCAACGCACCTTCCAATTCGCCTTTGTGAGCAGCCAATTCCAAATCCCACAACTCCATTTCCCGATCTTTGATAGCTCTATCTTCATCTATTGCTAATGATTCATTCCAATACTCCACCGCACCAGCTAAAGAGTCAAGTCTGTCATCATTTTGTAAACAGTTACGATCAACAGTTATATGGGTCATTTGATGAAACAGTTGATAACCTAATGCCTTTTCTACCGAGTCCTCTGTTCGAGGTTTTGTATCATTCTCAATAACTGATCTGTTAATTATTAGCCTATGTTGGTTCATTACAGGCTCTAATGCGTTTATTATTCTTCTTTCTTTCTGTACATTGCTTCTAGTTCCCTCAATAGTGCAAGGATATATCTTCATAAGGTATGGCTTAAGTAAACTTTCCATCATACCTTGACCAAATTGATCTTCCAGGAGTATTAGTTTTACCTTATTACGCTTTGCAGCTTCAGCTATACCAGTTAAAACTGGTTCTGTATAACCTTCGCAAAACGATCCAACCTCTAAAACGTATAAGTTTCCATTTAGATGCGCAACTATGCTATACGCTGTTTCATCCACGCCCTTCCCTGAGGGATCTATCATCATCACGCAACCTGTAAATGGCAGCCAATCGCCATGTAAAAAAGCTGGCTTGTGATAATAGTCATTACTGAAACCTACTGCTGGCAAATCAGAAATTCTATACTCTGCACCTGACGACCACACCACTTTTTCGGGTGCATGATCTTTTACTTCCATAATAACTAAGTCCTGGAGTCTTAATGGAAAGCGTTGTAGGTCAGATAACGTGGTATCTAGTTGAAACTGCAAGGTAAATTGTGATCTACCATAACTTGCTTCTCTTTCTAGCAAGTCCATTTCACTAAACCTGTCTGGATCTGTAGGTTGACCAGGCTTTGTTGCAGATAATCCTTTTATTAATGGAGCTAATGCGTCTCCATACTTCTCAGGTTT